TGTTGACACGACCTCAGAATGGACAAAAGAGATTTGTAATGAAATAAGACCAGACGAGGCAATAGGCACACACCAGTCAAACCAAAACCAAAACTCTCCCAAACAAGGCTCATTTTACATGTCACCACAACCGTTTTGGACACTTAATATCACAAGACCCCACTTCATTGCCAAATTGCCTAAGTAATTAAACCTGTATAAAAGAATAGACGGCAAGCTAAATGATTAACAAGAGGAATACGTGCACTATTTCCCAATAGCAACTCCGCACCCCACGAACGATGTTTCCAAAGCAAGTTCACCAATAATAGCTTACCAAAAATCCTAAATAACAAGTGAAACAACAAAACCAACCTAGCAACATACCAGTTTAATGACATGGAGGTCTAAAAATGGATTACCAACTTGTGGGGTGCATCTGATAGGAGATGTCATCCCATTGGCCAACCCTAATATTGTCCACTTTCAAGAGCTTACGAAAGTGTGACAACCTATCAATAATTCGGTTTTCAATAGCAACCTGTTCACTTGGACCAATTTGAGTGGCCTTCGTGAATAAGTATCTATCCGAGTTAGTTGGTGTCCTAATTAAAGGAATATCACCAACCTTATTTCCACGTGTTATAGTGTGCTGATCATATTGAAATGCGCCAAGAGCAACTTTCCCTTTACGATGACCGGAAGTCATCCTCTTATATTTAGGGAAATTGTCTATAATCCATGCGCAAACGGGTGCCACTATAGGGATACCTGGATTTTGATGCAACTCTGCTTCAGCTATTTGACTCATAAGACTCACAATTCTAGTAGGTTGATATTCAACATTACTCAGGATAGTTCTTAAAACTTTCCTAAAGTCACGGATCCAATTATCACCATTTTGAGTCTTAGTAAACTTACACTGACACCATTCAGTATCATATAAATCAAAAGCCACAGATTCCTCTTTTACATCCAGTCCAAAATACTCAAATTTCTCCAACGCACACCTTGCCTGTTCGAGCTTATCACTCTCCATCAGAACAATGGTATCATCGCCATTGGCAAAAACTTCGATATCCCAATCAAAAATAGCACGACATACAACTGCCATGGTATAAGTATTACCGCATCCTGTCTGTGGATCTCCTGAACAAAGACCCATCTTAAAAGTGCGATACTCACCATTCAACTTGACAGTGTACTCATCAGCTTCATTAGCGTCTAAACACTGATTAAAAATCTTGTCTCTACTAAAATGCCTAAAGAAACGATTCTGCATAGTCTTCAACGCTGGATGTATAGTGCCATCAAACTTGGATAAATCCAAGGACAATGCCACCGGGGATTTAAAACATTCCCACATATCACGGTACCGTTTGGCCAAATCCGGCATACTAGCACCCTTGGCCATAAACGGATACCTACATCCAGGTAAAATCAATTTCTTCATCAATTTTTCAATTGGCTTCATAAACTTCGACAGGTACGCTCGATAAATCATAGTACGGGGTTGAATAGGTCTAGGAATCCTATCCATCTTATCATAAAAAGTGTACTTCTCAATCTTAACGAAAGGAGTCACTGTTGCCCACCAATTTGAATAGTGGGCTGGCATGTCACGGTATGCCCTCTCATAGAGAGCACGTTTAGCGCCTGTAAAGGACAAACTAACCATATCATCTGTCCATGGTCTTCGGCCTATAATCTGCTTCCCTAAAAGGTCAGCAACTGAATTACACGAATTCCACAACATAACTGACTCCGGACTTTCTACATGCTTATGATAACGTTCACGAGCTCTAACACCTGGTTTATGATACCTATTTACTAAGGCATCTTCAAGATTACAATCACAATTACGGAAACAATA